TAAGACAAGACCCACCTGATAGTTATAAAGTTAAATAATAACTATGATACATAAAATTATTTCTGAGATTGAGAAGGAATTAAATCTGGAAATAAGTCAAATTCAAAAATCATTAGGGGATGGTAATTGTGAAGACTATCCTCGTTATCAACAAATGGTAGGTTCAATTACTGGATTGAATATGGCTATAGCTATAACTAAAAATGTTTATAAAAATATGATTGATGGAGATGATGATGAGAACACCTAAATTAGAAAATGCTATTAAAAATAATGATTGGATTGAAGATGCAGAAAAACCTGACCCAGAAGTTTTACCTAACTTGCCTGGCTACCACATATTGGTTCGCCCTGTTTCGGTAAAAAGTAAAACTAAAGGTGGTTTATTATTACCTGATTCAGTTAAAGATGATGTAGCTTATTTAACTACAGTAGGTAAAGTTTTATCAATAGGTGATTTAGCTTATGAAGATAAAGATAAATTTCCAAATGGTAAATGGTGTGACGTAGGAGACTATGTTTGTTATGCTAGACATGCAGGTCAAAAACTTTATTATAAAGGTGTACGACTATTATTATTATTTGATGACCAAGTAATGATGAAAGTTGATGACCCTACTAATTTAGATATGACATATAACTTATCAAAATAAGAAGGAGAGTAATATGAAACTAACTAAAAACATTATAAGATTTCGTAATCTTTTAATTAAAATACCAAAGGCTATGAAAGGTATCTATGATGGTTCTGAGAATCGTTGGGGATATAGAAAGATTAACAATGACTAAATTATGTGCAAGGGGGAAAAATGCTGCGAAACGTAAATTTAAAGTTTATCCTAGTGCGTATGCAAATGCGTATGCTTCTAAAATCTGTGCAGGAAAAATTAAAGACCCTAGTGGTAAGAAGCGAAAAGATTGGAAAGGCAGTGCAAAGAGCATGGCAAAAGGTAAAAGAGTGGGTAAGCCACAAGGTAAAATTGCTAAAGGTTGTGGTGCTGTTATGGAGAATAGACGAAAGCGAACTAAGTATACTTAGTGATAGATATAAAAAACAAAAAGGTAAAAGACCTGAAGAGATATAGATGAAAAAGAAAAAAGGTGGTGGACTTAAAAAATGGTTTAAAGAAGATTGGGTAGATATATCTACAGGTAAACCATGTGGAAGAAAATCAGCTAGTAAATCAAAAAGAAAATATCCTGTATGTAGACCAAAGGCAGTTGCTAGTAAAATGACTGCAGGGCAAAAGTCTGCAGCAGTAAAAAGAAAAAGGGCAAAGACTAATGTAGGACCTAAACCAACTTCTATTAGGTACCCTATTAGTGCAAGTGGGCGAAAACAAAAAGTAAAAACAAAAAGGGGATAAATTATGATTGACCCATTTACAGCTTTTGCAGCTTTGAAGGGAGCTACAGAAGCTATATCACAGGGTATTAAAACAGGTAAAGATTTAATGAATATGTCAGGGTCTGTTGCAAAATGGGCAAAGGCAGAAGCAAGTCTTCAAGTTGTGTCAAGTGAAAAACCTAAAGGTTTAAATAAGTTATTTGGTAAACTTACAGGTGCTGAACAAAATGCAATTGATGCACATTTTAGAAAAGAAGAGGCAAAAAGAATTAGAGATGAAATGAGACAAATGTTTTTGTTATATGGTTCACCTGGTCAATGGGAAAGATTACAAAAAGAAATTGCAGTTGAAAGAAAAAGACAAGCAGATTTTTTAAAACAAAAAATAGCTGCAGCAAAAAGAAAAAAAAATATTATTTTATGGACAATTGCTGGAATATTAGGATTGGGTTTTCTAACAATTGAATATTATATAATTACCAATCTATAAAGGAGCAATAATGAAACATAAAAAAAAATCTAAAATGAAAATGGCTGGTGGCAAAAAAGTTAAAATGATGAAAGCTGGTGGTGTACCAATTATTAGTGGACCAAAATAAATATGCCTCATCTTATATCCAATATACCTTTTTTTAGGTGTTGGGTAAGGAAGGAGTTTACTCATAATCATCAGGCTTATCATGGGGAATATATACATGCGTTAGCTATTGCAGTTAATTGTATGCCTGATAGATGTCTAAGTTTCCAAGTTGTTTTTACAGGTTGTGAAGCTGAAGAACAAAATTTACATGGTGGTGCTATGTGGGCACGTATGCCAATAACAGGTTTAATAGGTGACATACCATTAGATGAATGGACACCACCTATTGAAACACACTTTGCTCAACCTTGGGATTGTCCTAGTCATAATCATAGTATTATAGTGATGGATAGAATTAGTTCAAGTCCTTGGATGTGTAAAGTAAATGGTGAATTTTATACTGGTAAATATTATTTTACAGTTGACTTCACTGACAGTGCAGTAGCAGATGACCCTGCACAACATAAACAATCACATGTTTTACATTTAACATCTGGTCCATATAAAGGTGCAATGGTAGCTTTACCTAATAATAGAGTTAGAGTTACAAGTCCTGCAATGTGGTCAGCAGGTGAAGGTGCTCCAGATTTTGTACCTTCTCAATATAAACATACTGCTGAGTCTCATGATGACTATATGGATGTAAATAAAACATTTGATAATCTATATAATAAGGATAAATAATGAATGATAAAACATTAAAAGGTGTAATTGCTGGATTAAAAAAAGCATCAAAGACACATGCAGCACAAGCTAAGAAATTAGAAAAAATGCTAAATAAAAAATAGTGTCTTGTATGTTACACTATATTATAGTATTATTATAACATTAAACTTTGCGTAATCGTTTGGTTCGCATCAACGGAGATAAAAATGGAAGAACAAAAAGAAACTCAGGAAGAGTGGAGTGAAATAGATACTTCACAAAAAGAAACTGAGAAAGAAGATAAAGTAGACTTTGAGGTTGAAAACTCTTCAAAGCCTGAAAAGGAAGAAAAGGTTGAAGCTGTAGTTGAAGAACAACCTGTAGCTGAAACTAAAACTGAAACGAAGGAAGATACTCAACCAGAGGAACAACCTGATGAAGCAAAAGACATTGAGTCTGAAAGAGCACAAAAAAGAATACGTCAGTTAGTTCGTCAAAGAAAAGAAAAGGAAGAAGAAGTTGCCAGACTTTTAGCTGATAAACAAGAACTAGAAAAAAGACTTACTACAAACCAAAGTAATCAATTTGATTTAACTAAAACAAGTATTGAGTCTCAAGAAAAAAGTTTAGAGAATCAACTTAATCTTGCTAAACAAAACTACTTAGATGCTTTTGAAAAAGATGACAAAAATCAATTATTAAAAGCACAAGAAGCTTTAAATGAAGCACAGATTAATTTAAATAATATAAAATCAAATAAGGTAAATTTTGAAAAAGATTACGAGAATTACCAGAACGCAGTTAAACAACAGCCTGTTCAACAATCTCAACCTCAACAACCCCAATACGACCCTAAAGCAGTCGCATGGGCAGAAAAAAATGAGTGGTTTGGTCAAGACAAAATGATGACTGCTGCAGCATTAGCTTTAGATGCTCAGTTAAAAGATGAAGGTTTTGACCCAGCAGATGATGACTTCTATAAAGAAGTTGATGTTAGATTAAAGGATGCATTTCCAAATAAGTTTAAAACATCTGAACAGGAAACTCAACAAGTTCGTCAGAAGGCTACGTCAAGTCCTTCCCAAGTGGTAGCAGGAACATCTCGCACTCCTGCTTCTAAGAAAATCAAACTATCTCAAGAAGATGTTAGATTAGCTAATAAATGGAATATACCACTAGACAAGTATGCGAAAGAAAAGTCTAAAGTAGAGACTGGAGAAGAGTATACAACAATAACAACACAAATGCGTAGGAGTTAAAAATGGCTATTAATAAAATAAAACGTAATGAAGAAACTAGACAAGCAACATCAAAAGAAGAAAATTATTCATTTGAAGATACTGGTCTATTAGATATACCTCAATCTGTAACTGATAAATTTGCAAATCAAGGTATGTCATTAAGATGGATTAGAATAGATTTAAATGGACAAGATGATTATAAAAATGTTGGTAAAAGACAACGTGAAGGTTGGACATTTGTTACACCTGATGAAGTCCCTGAACTAGGTTCTACAACTGCTATTAAAGAAGGTGGCAGATATAATGGAGTCGTTTCCAGTGGTGATGTGGCATTAGCAAAAATGCCTACAGACAAAATGATAGCTAGGCAAGAGCATTATATAAAAAAGCACCAACAACAAGAAGATTCATTAGATTCTACTTTACGTGCTCAATCTGATTCTCGTATGCCAATAACTAACTCAAGTAAATCAACAGTTACAAAAGGTCGTGAACCTCGTTTTCAAAGATAGTTTGTAACATATATTAATAATACTTACGAAGGAGATAACAAATGAGTGCAAGTAAAGCATTATTTGGAATGGTCCCTTTAAGAAAAGTTGGTTCTAATTACAATTCTACTGCTCAATCTCAGTATAATATTGCTAATGGACTAGCTTCCAATATCTTTCATGGAGACCTCGTAACAATTTCTGCTGGTAATATTACACCAGTAGCAACAACAACTGACTATGCAGTAGGTGTTTTTATGGGATGTGAATACACAGACCCCACTTCAAAACAACCTACGTTCAGTCGTTACTTTCCTGCAAACACTTCAAGTGCTATTGGTAACCCAGTAGGATTTGTTGCTGATGACCCTTATGCGTCTTTTATGATTCAAGCAGATGCATCAGTTACTGCAGGTGATATTCAATCACAAAACTTTGCTGTGACTTTAGGTAGTGGTAGCACGATTACTGGTAATTCAGGTTTTGGTATTAAAGCTGCAAGTAGAGCAACAACTACTAAAGCTGTAAGACCTATAGCAGTAATTGATGAACCAGGCAATGCCTTATCAGGTACTGATGGTGCATTCCCTAAACTTGAAGTCAAAATCGTCCAACACTGGATGAAACGTCAGGCAACAGCATAACATAGAAGGAGAAATAATATGGCTATAAATAGAGCAAGTATTGCTAAACAACTTCTTCCAGGACTTAATGCTGTATTTGGTGTTGAGTATGGTGATGTTAATGACGAACATACACCCCTATTTGAAACTGAAAACTCAGATAGGTCTTTTGAAGAAGAAGTGTTATTCACAGGATTTGGCACAGCTCCAGTAAAATCTGAAGGTGCTGCTGTTTCTTTTGATGACGCACAAGAATCGTTCACAGCTAGATATAACCACGAAACAGTGGCTTTAGCTTTTTCAATTACTGAAGAAGCAATGGAAGATAATCTATATGATACTTTCGCTAAAGTTCGTTCTCGTGCACTAGCAAGAGCAATGGCTAACACTAAACAAGTAAAAGCAGCTACAATCTTTAACCAAGGTTTTACTGCTGGTGACACTGCAATTGGAGATGGTCAAGCATTCTTCTCTGCGTCTCACCCTGTTGTTGGTGGTGGCACACAAAGTAACCTATTAGCTGCAGCAGATTTAGCTGAAGCAGCTTTGGAAACTGCATTAATCGCAATTGATGGAACTAAAGATGACAGAGGTATCTTAATTGGTGCACAAGCTGTATCTTTACATATCCCATCTGACTTAAAATTTACTGCTGATAGGCTTCTAGCTTCTCCAGGTAAAGTTGGGTCTGCAAACAATGACATTAATGCAATCAGAAACATGGGAGTAATTCCTGATGGATATTATGTAAACAGAAGGTTTACAAATTCCAACGATTACTTCATTAAAACTGACGTACCTAATGGTACTAAAATGTTTGTTAGAGTTCCTCTACAAACTAAAATGGAACCAGATTTTGATACTGGTAACGTCAGATTTAAAGCAAGAGAGAGATACTCTTTTGGTGTTTCTGACTGGAGAGGATTTTATGGTTCTCAAGGAGCCTAATCCAAATTATATAAGGGGTCTCATTAGAGACCCTTTATACTTTATATAGAAGGAATTATAAATGACAAACTTAACAGCAATAGAATATTCAGCAATTACTACAGCAGCAGCAACGTCTACTGTTCGTTCTTTTGGTACAAGAATAAGAGGTTTTAATGTTGCTAATATTAAAGATGTAGTAGGTGCTTTTGAAATTAAAAATGGTACTACTTCAAGAGTTAGAATTGTATTACCTGCAAATGGTACACTTGATACTTATTTAGCAGATGAAGGTATTAGATGTGAAGATGATGTTACAGTAAGTGTAACTCCAAGTGTCTATGCTACAATTTATATTGGATAGATGGAATGGCTAGAAAAGCTAAAAAGAAATCTAAAGGAATGGGAATTAAAACTAGTGTAAAGTCAGGTAATTTTTTACCCACTAGCAAAGGTGCAGGTATGACAAAGAAGGGTGTTGCTGCTTATCGTAGAGCAAACCCAGGTTCTAAATTAAAGACTGCAGTAACAGAATCAAAGCCTACAGGAAAAAGAGCAAAGAGAAGAAAATCATTTTGTGCTCGTTCAGCAGGACAAGCTAAGATGCATAACATAAGCTGTAAGAAAACTCCAAAGAAAAGAATTTGTGCAGCTCGTAGAAGGTGGAAATGTTAGATGGCAAATTTTACAACGTTAACAACAGAGATAGTAAATACAACTGAGAATGATGCTCAAGAGTTCTTAGACCAAATACCTAACATTGTTAATAGAGCAGAGGAAAGATTAACAGATGAATTAGATGATTATGGTTTAGTAACCTATACATCAGTAGCAGTATCACAAGGTAATAATATTGTTACATTACCAACTGGTACAAGAATAGTAAAGAATTTTAATGTAGATATTAATGGAGCAAAGACAAGTATACTAGTAAAGACTGATGAATATTTAAGAGATTACTGGTCAGTGTCAGCTTCAACAGGTGAGCCAAAGTATTATGCACATAAAGATAATACAACAATAATGATTGCACCTACACCTTCATCAACAAGTAATGGTGAAGTAGTACATGTAACAAGACCAACAACATTAACGTCAGCTTCACCTGATAATTATTTTACACAGTTTTGTTATGACGCATTGTTTAATGCCTGTATGGTAGAGTCGTACATCTTTATGAAGAACTTTCAGATTGTACCTATGTTTGAACAACGATATCAAACTTCAATACAGACTGTAAGAAACAGAGCCAGAAGATTTAGACGTGACGATATGACAAGACCTGCAAGTCCTGCAGGAGCAGATAACACAGTAGTAGATGGGAGTAACTAATGAAGAAAAAAATTATTGAAGAAGGATTAAAAAGAGCAATACCTTCAGCTAGAGTATTAGTTGAAGATATGTTAAAAAGAAAAAAGAAAAAAGTTAGTAAGAAAGAAAAAGAAAAAATTATTAAAGAAGTTCAAGATGCTAAAAATTTTAAAAATGAAAGCATAAGAGAAGATATGAAAAGATTTGATTACGATTTTGATGATTATAAAGGAGATTATGTACCAGATATACAAAAAAAGATACAAAAAAAATATAATATAAGTTTTAAAAAAGGTGGTAAAATAAGTGATGGTACTGCATTTATTAAAAGTCTATATAAGGACAAATTATAATGGTTATTAGTAGAAGTTCAATACCACAACAGATAATGAAACCTGGTCGTAAACGTATAAAAAAACTTAAACAAGGAAGAAGGAGTAGGTAATATGGAAAATAAAAAAGAGGAAAAAGATATTTTAGATATGTTAGAAAATGTTACATATACTAAAGAGCAAGTAAAAAAGATGAAAGAAAAAAATGCTAAGTTACCTATTGAAGAACTTGGAGCAGGACTTACATTTGTAAAAACTAAAGAAAAACCAGAAGTTAAGGCTAAACCTAAACCACCTAAAAAAGATGCTATAGGTGATTTAATAAAGGAGCTTGGTTATGATATTGAAGAGCCAGTAAAAAAATATATGGGTGGTTCTTTAAAAAGTTATCGTGGATATGGTAAAGCTAGACAAGGAAGTTAAATGGCAACAAATAATACGTCAGGCACTTATGACTTTAATTTAGAAATAGGTGACGTTATACAGGAAGCTACTGAGATGATTGGTGGTGAAGTAACTCTTGGTGAAGAACCTAGAAGTGCTAGACGTTCAATTAATCTTATTTTAAATGACTGGCAGAATAGAGGTGTTTGTTTATGGACAACAAATACAACTATTGTGAGTATTGCTGCGAGTACGTCTCAAGTAAGTTTAGGTAGTCATGTAAGTGACATAATGCAAGTTGTTGTGAATAGAGATAATACAGATTTAGAAATGACTCGTATATCGTATGAAGAATATTTAAAAATTCCTAATAAAGGACAAACAGGTAGACCTTCACAATATTCAGTTAAAAGATTTAGTGATAATGTACAATTATATCTATGGTCATTATCAGATGTTAATACTGATAAATTAAAAATTGAAAAGATTGATTATATGCAGGACGTAAATAAATCTGCAATACAAAATGCAGATATGCCTAGAAGATTTTTACCTGCATTAACAACTGGTCTAGCATATTATATGTCATTAAAAAGACCAGGTATATCTGAAGCAAGAGCAAAGTTTTTAAAAGCTGAGTACGAAGAAAGACTTGGTTTTGCAATGACTGAAGATAAAGAACGTGCATCACTTTACATTACACCTAAGATGGGTGTAATATAATGGCAGTAGGTAAAAGAGCAAGAGCAGTATGTGATATATGTGGATTTGTTTATCCTCATAATGTTATGAAGTTAAACTCTTATGGCTTATTAGTTTGCCCTACTGATTTTGATGGTGCTTATGATGAAAATAATCATCCACAAAATAAAGCACCTAATGTAAAAGATGACGAGACGATTAGAAACCCAAGACCTACTCAAAATGAAGCTTTGACTACTTGGGAAAATCAAAATACTAACTGGGAAGCAACGTCCCAATTTTGGAACTTAGTGAGTAACAGAAATGCCTGATTTAACTGGACAAGAAATATCAAATTCATATAAGCGATTAATGCAAGTAAAGACTTCAGCTAATGAAGGAATTACTACAACTCTAAGGACTATTCAGTCAGGTGACAATGCAGACTCACCTTTACAACTCAACAACTCTACATTAAATGTTAATGGTACTTTTGCAATAGGTGGTGTAAATCTAACTGCAACTGTTTCATCTTTAAATGCAATTTCAGATATATCAGGTGGTCAAGGTTATGTAGTTGTATCAGGAACTAATGTTTATAAAAGAACTTTTTCTGAGGGTAATGGTATTACTATTTCAAATCCAGATGGTGTTGCAAGTAACACAGGTATTGCCTTAACAAGTACAATAGGTAATATTCAAAGCTTTGGTGCTTCAGCAGTTTCAGTTAATACATTAAATGTTACAGGAACTATGACAGTTTCCTCAATGAGTGTTACTGATTTTAATGCAGCTACTGTAAGTGCTACTTTATTAAAAGGTAATAATGCAACAATTGTAAGTACAGTATCAGCAGCATTTTTTGTAGGTGATGGTTCAGGTTTAACAAATGTTCCTTCTGCTGAAGGTGGAACAGTAAAGGCAGTAGTTGCAGGAACAGGTCTTAATGCAACTGTTAATGGTGCAACATCAACAACTGTAAATACAAGTGGTACTATAAATGTTAATCCTAATCAATCATTTGGTACAGTTTCAGTTTCAACAGGTTTAGTTGTTCCACAAGGAGCAGCAACTTTTTCAGTTCCTATTAGTGGAGCATCAGCAGTATTTACAGGTGATGTATCTGCAGCTAATGTTTTTGCAGGAACAAATGTTTATGTAGGTGGTGTAGCAGTTCCAACAGCAGCTAATGTGGCTGCAGTATCAGCATTAACTTCTGTTAATAAAGCTGATATAGCTACAAATGTAGCAGCTATAACTTCTGTAAATACAGTTGTAGCTGCAGTATCTGCGTTAACATCTGTTAATACAGCAGCTATTACATCTATCAATAGTATTATAGGTGATGGTGGTAACTATGCAACATCTGCTGAATTAGCTACAGTATCTGCAGCACTTGCGACTTCAATAGGTAATTCAAATACAAATATAGCTGCAGTATCAGTTTTAACTTCAGTTAATAAAGCTGACATTGCAACAAACGTAGCAGCTATTACTTCAGTAAACACAGTAATAGGTGCAGTTTCTGTACTTACAAAAACAAACTTAGATGCAATTACTTCAATCAATACAGTTGTAGGAAATGTTTCATCAACCCTTGCAACCTCTATAGCAAATTCAAATACTGCAATAGCTGCAGTATCAGTTTTAACTTCAGTAAATCTTGCAAGAATAGTCGCAACTTCAGCAGCATTAGCAACAAGTATTGGAACAAGATTACCATTAGCAGGTGGTGCATTAACTGGAATACTTTCAGCAACTGATGTTATATGTAGTGGAGTGGGTATAGATGTAGATACTTTATTAGGTAAAGATTTAAGAATTGCAAAATCTGCAGTAGCTGACATTGTAAGTTTAACTGATGCTGCAAGTATTACCATTGATTTTAATGCAGGTCAAAATTTTGCAGTACAATTAACAGATAATAGAACTTTAGAAAATCCTACAAACTGTGTTCCAGGTCAAACAGGAAGTATATTTATAATACAGGATGGAACTGGTAGTAGAACTTTATCATTTGGAGCTAACTATAAATTCCCTAGTGGAACTGCTCCAACATTATCAACAGGTGCAAGTGCATGTGATAGAATTGATTACATTACGTTTACGTCAAGCAACGTACATGCAGTAGCCACATTGAATGTGAGTACAGCTTAATGGTAGCAAGAATACCTAGAAAAAAAGGTCAACCTGCTAAGAGTAAAAAACATTCAGACTTATATACTGATGAGGACCCAAAAGGTACAATACATGGTTTAAAGTTTGCAACAGTAGCAGATGCACAAAGGTCAGTGAGAAAAATAAAAAACTCAAGACGTAAACATAATCATAAAACACAAGCAGCAATTGCAATGGAACAAAGAGCAAAAGCTGCAGGTAAAAGTAAAGCAGCAT